ATATTAGCATATTCATTAACATAAGCTTTATAATACTCACTACCAAAAACCCCAGTTAATAAATGGTCAGTATAACCAACTGTGTTTAGTGCCAATTCTCTAATTACACATTGCCGGCAAGCAGCACATGGTTTCCCATCAGCATGATGACACGAAATAGTATTCTCAATAATATCATTGATATCTATATTTCTATATATACATTCTTGTAACATAGAAACTTTATTAAGACCCAATTCAGCAATTGGTAACTTTACCATAATATTAGGGCAGAACTGATTTAATACATATTGAAACAGTTTAGAGGTTTCTTCGGCGAATGTATAGTTTTTATCTTTGTGTTTATTAGATACTTCTGTCGCCAGTGCACCCAGCCAAATTTCATCTGGAGTATATTCACATGCAGCATATGTTGCTAGAAGTAAGTTCCTGCCAGGAATATAATATTTAGCACCAGGCAAATTGCCACCTGGTTGTTCGACTGCCCCCCCTTTTAGAAAGTCGGGCAATCTATGAATATGAACGTCGCTAGGAAGTCTAGTTACTTCTTCGTCCATGCTTTCGTTATTATGCGAAATATATAGTTTAATGATGTTGTCAGCTGATGTTTCAAACTCAGCAAATTTGGACATAATATAACTGTCCATTCCTCCACTATAGAGGATTACTATCTTCTTTTGTTTCATGCCAAACATTTTCCTTCTCAACTAATTCATGCTGCAATAATACCACGTTAACCCAGCCAAGCTGCGATACAACCGCAGCTTGGATTGGATCGTCTTCGAAATGAATTCCAATATCTATACCATCTTCTCTAAGATTTTGAATAGTAGACTTTTTATGTTCACCAGAAGATTGTCTAGTCTTTTCATCAAATTTTAGTGGATTGAAGTAAACTTTATTATATATGCCTTTAGAAGTCAACATTTTTCTTGTGTATTCTTCTTCTTCAAATGATCTACCAGTAATTAAAATATCGTTGGGTCCGGGGTAGACTCCATTAAAGGAGTCCCCCATATATATTACGCCATCAATATCAAACGAATTAATTCGCATAATCGTTTGTCTCCTTCTGGAAACTATACGATAGACTTTCAACTGTTGGGGTATTATCTTTAAGTTGTTTAGTAGTTAATGGTGTTAAAATGCGTCTAGCTAATGCATCGCATTCAAACTTAGCATCTTCTGTCTTCATTTGTAACGGTGGTGTCTTTTGTGTCCAAGCAGAAGCACCTCTTAAATATCCAACAATGCCAAGTTCCGATGCTACCTTACAAAAACGAATTGCAGATACCACAACCGAACCCGAATTTGGAGAATCTTGCACTGATAATCTAGCAGTTAGTTCATATCTAGCACCAGCAAAACCATAAGCGACAATATCAAAATTGGCAATCTTGTTGTCAGAACCTACATATTCACCACCCGGCTTTTGTTGTACTGTCAGACTAGGTCCAGCATATAGCGTCATTCCAGCGATGCTTTCGTCTCTAACTTCGTTTTGTCCCTTTAGCACATTTTCTTTAGAGATATGCTTTGACTTTAGTCGATATTCTTTAGCCATATTAAGGAAGTCGCAGTTAGCAGTTCTGCCAGTTCTAATATTCTCTTGTCCTTGAGTAGATCCACAAGCCATATTCATTTGAATGTGTTGTGTTACCATAAGACCAGAATCTAACATGGCACCCTGTAGAACTTCTGACATCCTAGAAGCTCCCCAACCCGAACGCATATCAGAACCAACGAACGTTAGTCCCGCTTCAATGAAGGCTTTTTCTGTATCTGCGGCTTCTTGTGTAGATATTAAAGTTGGGATACAATTAACAAAGTGACACTTAGCTTCTAACGCAGCCTTAACATAAAAGGCAGTAGCTTCGGAAGACCCTACTGGAAGATAGTTAATAATAACATCGACATTATGATATTTTAATAATTGTACCACTCTATCATAAGATTCGGCTGGGATGGCGCCAGTCCTAAATGACACTTCTTCTGGATAGTCTAACATATGGGGTGCAATGCCATCAAGCTCTGGTCCCGAATATACTAATGCACCAGGTAATATGCAAGCATCTGTAATTTCAGTTACGTGATTCATCGCACAATTAGGTTTAGCCCTAAGTGCGTCTTTTAATGGGTGATTTACTTTTCTAATATCAACATCGAAACCACAAACAAACTCAATATCGTTTACTGTATATCCTCCAATATCTGGATACATTAAACCTACATTATCATTAGGATTTTCGATGTAATATTGAATTCCCTCTACGAGAGATTTAGCACAATTTCCGACGCCGATAATGGCGACCTTGATTTTTTTCATTGGTATTCCTTTCAATATATCAGTTGTTTTACGGAATTAATTTCCGAAGGCGGAAATTTGGCTCAGGATAGAGGTAGCCGCCTATATGGTATTTATATCATGCATGACAAGTTTGTGTCTGCATTGCAATATTATCGAAGAATTCTTTTTTAAGGTCTGGGCGCATAAAGCTTCCTTTTAATACTGTTGTCTGAGTTAAAGAACTATGAGCGTTAATTCCGCGGTTTGTGCAACATCCATGTTCAGCTGCAATATATACAGCTACATCTTGTGACTCAGTAGCGGCTTGAATTTCCCGAACAATATTGTTACATAGCTCTTCTTGCAACGTACCGCGTCTTGCACACCATTGAGAAATCCTAACGTATTTCGACAAGCCGATAACTTTATGACTTGGAATGATACCGATATAAGCAACACCTGTAACTGGCTGATGGTGGTGGGAGCATTGCGACTTTAATTCGGCTCGAACTACCAACATACCTTCGTATTTATCTTCTCCGTCATTAGGAAAAGCAGTGGCAGCTGGTTTCTTTTTATAACGACCTGACATAATCTCATTAAAGTACATCTTAGCTAGACGTCGAGCAGTACCATGCGAATTGGGATCGTTCTCTCTATCAATTACTAGTGCATCTAAAACACTTTCAAATGCAACAGTAGCTTCATCAATTAAATTTTCAATATCGCCATCTTCAATGGCAGATGAGATATTATCTCCTGCCCAAAACCTAACATTCTCTTCTTTTAATCTTGTAGCAATAGCTTCGCTTGTCTTCATTTATACCATCTCTTCAATAATGCCAACTACTTCGGCTGCTAATAGACCTACAGCTAAGATATGGATAGCTGTCATAGCATCCATAGTTACTGCGGCAATAATAGCAGAAGTAATTCTAATTCCACTCTTTACAAAACTAATAATCTTATGTGCGATTGCGTTTGGGTATTCAGTTTGCATTTGGTCTATCTCCTGATACATAAGCCATATTACTATCGGTTTCTCTTACTTCTACTCTAGTACACCATACTCTATCTCCATAACCATAAGTAGGGAGAAACTGTTCGTTTACATAATCGTAAAGGAATTCGGCAAGTCCTTCACAACCAGTCTTTTCTACAATAGTAATTTTAGCTAGCTTTAAATCGCCTAGCTTTTTAATATCTTCGAAGTTAGGGTCGTCTTCTGCAAGCAATAGTGCATGGTCAAACCATTCTTCTAACTTGTCTTTTAGTGGACGAAGTGACCCATAGTCTACGGACCAGTTTCGGGCATCTAGTTCATTAGTGCCAAATTCAAAATGAAAAGAGAAGGCGTAACCGTGGATTTGATTGCAATGTGAATCTGCTCGCCATTGCCTATATGCACAAGGTGCAATTTGTCTATATGTCTTTGTGGATGTATATTTATAGGACATTATTCCCAATATTCCCTTTCAAGATCTTCAATTCTATTACTTATGTTAATTGGTAGTATTACATCATCGTAATTTTCGATGTGTCCTAGACTATTTATCTTTCTAAGATATTCAATAAATGGAATACCTTTCCAAGGCAATTCTGGTCTAGGCCAAATAGAAAAGCCATCAATCACATTATTGTCATCATCTAGCAACAAACATTCGCATATTAGCATATTATAACAATTAACTACATAACGGCCAATTCTATTTTGGGAACTGCCGTTATAGTTTAATCTGCCATAGAAAATTTGAGCAGTATCTGCTTCAAGCACTTTACTTTTTGGTTGAACTATCATGTTCTTTTGTCGCATATGCTCTTATAATATTATAGCTTGCTGGATCTGTTTTATTCCACAAATGATCGACATGATTATCGATATTAGTATGATCAATTGGTAGTTTCTTACCATTTATTTTTGCTTCGAACTTAACGCCTTTGGGTTTGCTTTTGATAAACTTAACCCAAAGATGTTTGGCACCTACAGATTGTTGCGCATCTGTGAGTAATTCGCCATGTTCTTTAATATGGTGTTTCATATGATGCACAATATGTTTTACTTCACCAGAACCCTTTACGATATAATTCTGAACATTATTGTTGTTCATTCTAGAATATTCGTGCGGAATGCCATTTGTTTTATGAAAATAATGATGACCGTCATGATCTTTATAATAAAAATTAGAATTGCCAATTGATCTGCTTTTAACTGCCGCTAGTTTAGTTTTAAGTTTCTCAATACCAGCTTCCATATTATCCTTTGTGAAAAAGGTATTAATTTGTGGGTTCTCTTGTAGAGCTCTTAGTCTTTGTTGAAACGTTTTAAATGACATGTTTACTCCCAAGGAAAGCAATACCAGCGCAGCTCTTCCGAGCGTTTAATCTTATAGTGATAAAAGTTCGCTGGTGTTTCCTGATCTTCGTTATAGATCATAGTGGCAATTCTAATGTTATCCATATTTAACGGATCTCTAATCGAACTCTGCCAGTCTGCTAGTAGTTCACGAATGGTATCACCGCCATCTAGAATATCGTCAACGATAAGAATTGTCTTACCGGCATTAATATCTTCAGGAACCCAACAGTTACTTTCGTTACCAATAAACGTACTATCTCTAGCACTCCATTGAATCATGACTACTGGTAACTTTAGTTTATGGGCAAGATATACTGCCGGAACAGCGCCACCACGAACTATTCCAACAATATAACTTATTTCTGCTTTAGAGTCAAGCACTTCTTTTGCAATTTTATTAATACCTTCTAGAAATTCCGGATAGGTATAATCAATAATACTGGTGGCGTCAATCATGTATTATTTCCTTACTTCTTAAAGGACTCTAGAACGTCCATAACATCAACGTCTGATTCTGTTGTAATTACTTCTTCTACTTCCACTGCATCAAGATTAGCTCTGCCAATAGTACCACTTGAAAGGATTCCACTACCAATGCTAATACCGATGCCAGTAATTGATGGGCTTAGTGTACCAGTACTAGCTACTGGGTCTGACCAGATATTATATGAATTAACTCTAGGCATAGTCGAAGCAGGTTCTGCGTCTGTCTCCTCAGTAGCGGCAGTTGTTTCCATATTATAAGTTGGTGCATAATTATACATCGAACCCATATACTGCTTGACAGAGTTAACAAATACCTTACCAGCTTCAGACGCGGCTTCTAGACTAGGTGCAGTCACAGTACCACTAGCCATATCAATACTAATTAAAATATCACCCTTAGTATTCCAAAGATTGTATGAATTTCTAGAGGGCGCAATTGAATAATTATTAATTGTATCGGTTAAAATACCCGCTGTAGTAAAATTTAAAGATGGTTCAGCAAATGTATTTTCATACTCTTGTTTGAAAGTTCTTAACTCAGTCGCCGCAGGCAGTGACACCCAATCATATTCTATATTACAACCTTTAATTGTTACATCTTTCGCAATAACCATATTATTCTCCTCTGATTGTTCTTCTTGGTACATTAATTATATCTCCTTATCTGAAATTATCCGTTCGATGCGTTGCATACGCAAAACGTCTGCCGCGATATCGTGGACGGGATTATGAAGTTGAAACATTTCTTTCCATTTGGTTTCATCTGAAATGGGGCAGATTCCATTAACTATATTCTTAAAATCGAATCTAGTATCTATAAACGTTCTAATATCACGAACTTTCCAGAAGTCCAGTACTTGGTTAACTGCTAAGTTATCACCATAGACATCAAAAAAATTCCGCTGTAACAATAGTGGATCGAATGTATTACTTCGAGACCACCATCGTTTAACTTTTCTATTATTACTTTTGATATAATCAGTAAAGTTTTCACAAAACTGTTCTGTAGTAATATCATCTTCACTTGGCTTAATTTGCTTCTTGGCTATTGGTCCTTGTTTGGTCCACCAAGCTACATCATCTTCTAATGCAGTATAACCACGTTTAAGTTGATGTTTAATATCAAACTTATCGAACTGTGCGTCTGATATAATTTCTTCGAACGTATAGGGATTATTACTGGCAAACCTATCCCAATCAAATGTATAGTATGCACAATTAACTACAGCACAAGTAAATACGTAAGGTCCAATAGTTTCGTAATCGATAATTAAATTTAGCTGCATAGGTTATCGTCCAATTTCGTTGCCAAAGATCGAAACGTGTACTCGAGCCGATACATTATAACCAAGCGATAATGCTCGTAGTGTTACTTCCTTAGCTACCGCTTGCTGGCCTGCTTCAGTTGCACCCACTGGCATAATGAATACAGGATACGAAACGCCAGCTGCCCTAAATTCCTTTACAACTCGATCCAGTTCGTCCCACTGTCTATCTTCTGGTCCTAGAACAAATTTAAGTTGCCCCTTAGTAGAAATATTAGAATAGCTCTTAACTACTTCTGGCTTAATTGCCTTTTCATTTCGTTCACCCGATACGGTAAATAGCTTAGGAGATACAGAGAACATAATACGAGTATATTGACTGATATCCTTGAAATAATCAGAAAATTCTTTGGTAAGATTTTGTGTGCCATTAGTTTCAAAAGTAACATACCTTGGTAGATTATTAGAACGTCGCATTGTAGTACCGGGCATAATACCGCCTGTATACTTTTCAAACTCCTGCATAAGAGCTATAGTATCTCTTTGTGACTTAGCTAATAGTGGTTCGCCACCAGTAAAGCACATATGCGTCTCTGATTGCGAATAATCATTTAGGAATGTACCATAAGGATTGTGATCTGCTGTCATTAAGTCCATTAACTTCTTGGCTAAGTCCTCTGCCGTATCTGAATGTGATAGGCATTTAAACTTTTTCGACCAAGTATAAGACGAATCACAACCATAATCCCAAACAGGAAGATCTTCTAATCTATTTACCAAAGCTACATCAAAGTCTTTATATGGCAATATATAGGTTTCTGGATTAGTTGGATCTTTTTGCCCGAAGCCCGAACATTGGAGGTTACATCCCCAGTAACGTAACCAGACTGTATTACAGCCGGTGTACATACCTTCTCCTTGAAGACTAGAGAAAAAAACTCAGAATAAGAAATTAAATTACTCACTCTGCACCTCCTTTCGAAAATAGAATTGTCATAATATTAAATTGTTCCTTTTTGTAGAGCTTCTACTAGATGTTCTAGTATGCTTTTATTATTCCATTTAAAAGTATCATCGTCTACGATACAATACCCGTCAACTACTTTACCTTGATCATCAAACACTAAACATTGGTCTAGTGGATACCTTGCATTAGTGATGAGCATATTATCCTTATATAACATAACGTTATCAATGTCAAGTGAATTATGGAACTTGTTATATGCTTTTTCTAGTAATGCTTCATCGTTTGGCTTAAAGATATACTGTATCATAGTCTAGTCGCATGTATTCTATGTTTATCATTTAGTTTGATATTATCGCCCCAAAGATCTTCTTTATGTATATTGGCAGCATTAACTAGTCTTGGTTTTTGATATTGACTAGAGTGTGTAAATTTAATATCAGGAGAGTCTTTAATAAAGTTAGTCCATAACTTCTTAGAACCACTAGTGTGGAATACGTCTGAATGTAATTCATTATGTCTATAAATGTGATATGCCATAGATCGACTAATATTCTTAGCAGAACCAGCAGGTCCTTTCGCTACATATTCTTGGTTGTGAGTAGGTCCTACAACAGATATACTGTGTACCCTAGTACCTAAAATACTAGGTGATGTGTGAAAATATATAGTCTTATCGTCATGTTCGATATATTTGTGATTAGGACCAATGCTAGTCCAAGGCTTATTTGATTTAATAGTCTTAACTAATTCCTTAGTTTTCTTAGCCATAAGATCTTTACTATCACCAGGTGAGTGATAAGGCATCTCTCTTAGGAATTGTTTAAATGATTTCACTTGTTTCTTCTGTTTAGTATTTTCATTTTCTTCTTAGCTTGCTCTTTGTGATAAGCAGTTGCTTGGTCGAACATGCATAGTCCGTCGAGATGGGAATTTTCGTGCTGAAACGCGCGAGCCGTAATTCCGTCAAATACCTTGGTCGTAACTTCACCATTAGGATCACTATAACGGACTTTAATCTTCTTAGGACGTCTAACCTTTACAACTAACCCGGGATAACTTAGGCAACCTTCTTCTAAATATAGCTGCTCGTTCGATACATCGATTATCTTGGGATTAAAGCATGGAATAAGCTCTGTACCATATAATACAAATACTCTAGTATTAAACCCTACTTGGTTTGCTGCTAATCCAATCCCATTATAGTGCATCATAGTTTCTGCTAGGTTACTAACAAAGTCTAGTGGATCCACAATGGGATTGGAAAAGTCAAAAGGATCCAATACCGTTTTTAAAATAGGATCATTATTTGGTACTAGATCATATAACATAATATTCTCTCATTATATAGTATTTAGACAACAAAATCAAGTATTAACTTCCAACCTTGATATTATTTCTTACTACTAGAGCATAACCAATACAACTAGCAACTAATAGTCCTGTTACGACAAGACTTGCAGGGTATAAAGCAACTAGTAATGTGAATGGAACAATAATAGCCCCTGTTTTTAGGATAATTAGTCCCTTAGTAATACCAAACCGAAACATAAGAGTTTTAGCAATAGGGTTCAATTCTCGGCCTTTTCCATTCGATAGAAAGGTAATAGTAGTCTTAATATCCCAGACATTAAGTCCAAGTAAAACTAATAGTAAAATAATATTTAACATTCTTCTTCTCCTTTAATTAACTATTCGACTAAAGTTACCAACCTTGGCGAACTTTATTACATTATCGAATTTATCTTGCATTCTTTCGCTATGTGATATAATAAACACATTAGAATCCGTTAGCGACTCAATCATTTCCATTAGTGCATCTTGCGCTTCTGAATCTACTGCGCCATCAACTACTTCATCCATAATCAATAGGTTTGTTGACGCACTATTTCTAATCTTAGCCACTGCACGCCATGTCATCATTAATGCTAAGTCAATACGAGCCTTCTCGCCTTCACTAAACGAAGCATAAGTAAACACATCTCTAAATCGTGATTTAATTGTCTCATTAAATGTTTCGTCTAACTGAAACTCACACATAAAGTTCATCTGTGCTAGATACTTATTTATCAATTTATTCATCACAGGTACATATTGCTTGATGATTTTAGTTTTAATGCCAGTATCTTTTAATAGATGTGCTGCCATTTCATAAACAGACTTCTGGTTACTTAAGGCTTCGCTTTTCTTTTTATATAACTTTAGCTCTTTAATATAGTTAGCAGAGTCTTCAGATTCCTTATGAATCTTTTGTGTCTGAGTATGCAATGTTTGTATTTCGTCATTTAGTTCATTAATATAACGCTGATAAAAGCCAATCTGTTGATTGTTCTCTGATATACGTTTATTTAATTCGCCAATCTGTTCGTTATACTCGTTAATCTCTTTCAGCTTGGCATTGGTAATATTAATTTCTAGTTCAATTTTATGTAGTGCGTCTTTAACTTCTTCAGTTTTAGACTTCCTGCTATCAATTGTGCTAATTTTAAACTCGTGATCGATACCTTGTTTACACGTAGGGCAATTATCGTGATCGTGGAAAAACTGTATCTCTTTATTAAGTTTACGTACCTTATCTTCTAAGGCAGACTCCATAGATACTAGTTTATTCTTGCGCTGATCAAATTTATTTAATCCAGATACAATATCGTTAAGCTCATCTGTTTGAATTAAAAGCAGATCAACTTCATTAGAAGCAGTAACAATTAACGAGTCGTAGTCAGCAATCTTCTTACGCTTCTCTTCAATTAACTCTTCGTTGTTTGCCTTTAAACTATCTAGATGCTTATTGTGTAACTTAATCTTTTGATCACAAAGACTAATTTGCTGATCTGTTTCTCGCATCTCATATTTATTATCACTAATTTTATCTTTAAGAATACTATTCATAATAGAGAAGATTTGAATATCTAACAGATCTTCTACAACACCGCGCCTTTGTGCTGCTGGTAGCTGCATAAAGGGCATATAGTTAGCAGAACCAAGTACGACAATTTGACTAAACGTCTTGAAGTTCATTTTAAGGATTGACTTTTCAAGATACTCTTGGTCGTCTCTAATACCAGCATTTTGATTTAGCATAATTCCATCTTGATATATTTCAAAAATATTAGGCTTCATGCCACGTCTAATCATATACTTCTTGTTAGAAACACTAAAGTCAACTTCAACTAATAAGTTCTTGTTAGTAATTGAATTAATAATTTGTGGTTTATTGATATTGCGGAATGGTTTGCCATATAAAGCATAAGTTAAAGATTCCAAAACCGTGCTTTTCCCCGCACCATTCTCGCCCATAATAAGGGTAGACTGTGCCCGGTTGAGCTGTATTTCTGTAAATTGGTTACCAGTACTTAATATATTTTGATATCGTAGAGTTTCAAAATTAATCATATTTAAAGGTTACTCAGCCCTTGCTTATACCGTTCTTGGTTAATTGCAGTGATCCAATTTTGAAGCATAGAACTTACATGTGATGTAGCTTGTTTATCTTGAACCATTTGAACATAAGCTATTAGACCTTTATCCGTTACTTGTGTCCAATAATCCTTAACTACGTCTGCATTCTCGACTATCCATTGGTTGACGATAACGGCTGCTTGTTCTTTTAAAACAGTCTGCATAATTTCTATAATAAGAGGTTCTTTAGTTCCTGTTATATTACCATAAGAATTTTTAGTTTCTTGACGTTCGAAGAATACCTTGGGTATTGCAGACTTAACGATATCATAAAGATCTTCTTCTGTAATAAGATCGCCAAGCGGTTGTTTTTGAATTCGTTCTACTACTCTATCTACAATATTAGAATTACCAGTACTCATTTACGTCTTTCCTCTCATCATTTTTACCTTGTTCATATGCAGATTCTAACCACTTAATTATGAGTTTATATTTGTCTACATCATTATCTGCTAGTTCTTCGAATAGTCGTTCTACTCTAAGAGAATACGATTCTATTTCATTGAGCCAGTTATCAAAGCTCATAGTTAAACTCCTTGGTGTAAGGCTTCATTATATAGATCTGCCAATAATTTGTCAAGACTTTTCTTTTCAACTGTAGTTTCTATTTGCTCTACTACTTTACGAAGTATAGTAAGTGTATCTTCAGCTTCGTCTACAATATCATCAACATCTTCTAGATTAATGTTGAGTTTATCCTCTAGAACTTGTATATCAATAACGCCGGACTCTTCTAGCTTAGTAATAAACATATCAAACCAATAAGGATTATTTTTGTTATTAATTACTACTTTAACATAACTTCCTTTGTAAGAAGAAACGTCCATATCCATAAAGTCTTGCAGTTCTTTATTGCTATCATCATAGAAAATTTTAGTGAACATCATAAACGGATTTCGAATAAACGTTATCTCGCGAGTTTCTGTATCAAAGATGTGAAACCCTCTTGGATCATTAAAATCTGACCAAGACATTTCATATGGTGTACCTAGATAGTTAATATTACCACGACTTGATTTATGGTGATAGTGCCCTGAGCATACAATATCGAACTTGCTAAACAGTTTAACGTCCATGCCGTGATCATTAAACGAGCCACGATGCATTTCAAACCCAGCTAGTTCTAGATGTCCTAATAAGATAGGCGCATCTGTCTCTTCGACAAACGACATCATCTTACCATAGTTACTATTATTAACCCATGGTAGCAAAGCAATCTTTAAATCATCAATGACAAGATGACTAGGTTCATTTGCATGTACTGTTATATTGGGATATTCGTTTAATAGTAACTCGGGTGAATTAACGTGGTTTGAGTCTTTATAGAACACATCATGATTACCAACAAAGGTAATTAGATTGATATTCTTTTCTTTACAAGGATCGAAGAAGTATTTACGTGCCTTATATAAAGTTAGAAAGTTAATATATTTCCTTCGCTCGAACAAATCCCCTAACTGTATAACAGTAGAGATATTATTAGCTTCTAAATAAGGAAATAGTGATTGTGAATAGAATTTTTCAAAGTAGTCATGGAACGCTAAGTTATCGTTGCGCGCTCCGAAAGTGTGTATCACCAAGAAGACAAATCTTCATAAGCGATAACCTCCTTTCTATTAAGAGGAGAAATAATGTTTAGCGGCGTGTCTTATTGTGTTTAGTTAAAACAGTTTCACAATAGTCTTTAATAGTTTCTAGAACTTGTGCTTGATTAAATTTTACATGTGAAGGTGTGGTCGAGTCAAGGATAGACTCACCAATCTGCTGAACAATTGCTGGAATTGAATTAAACCTGCTCATCTGTATTCTCACCTTCTGTAATAAATTTAGTTACGCCTTTAGCCTTAGCTGCGTCTTTCTTCTCTTTTTGTTTAGTTTCGTACTTCTCTGCCATAACAGATAGCTTCTCATGGTCCATAGTTAATACTGTAGCTTGGAAATAAGAAGCATCGTCTGGAGCCATTTCAATAAGAGAGTTCATAGCTATTGAATTTTCCATCGACTTATACTTAATATACGATTGCTTCTTCTCTTTATCAATACGCCTTAAAAAAGCATACCAAATAATTTGTGTGAAGTAAGAAAATGGATTCTTAGTCTTCTCCGGATTAAAATTGTGTAGGTACCTCAAACAATTTTCAATGCCATCGCCGATCATTTCTTCTCTATATGAATATCCAATAAAGTTATAATTAAGCGAAAGATTATTAGCAATTAAATATACACAATTGCCAATATAATCATTAATCCTAGGAGACTCTTCTCCGGCTTCTTTTGCTAATTTATAGTTAGCAATATGTATAACCATTTCTTCGTATAATTTTTTGTTATCTATGTAATTATTAGCAACCTTAGCCATTGACTTCCTTATTGTAATGTATTATTGCCGAGGTTGGCAAACGTCGATTTTAAATTTGCTTCTAGAATTTTAGAGCATTCTAGTATTTCATTTTGTGCTGTTTGATATCCAGCATCATTATATGTTAAGAACGTATTGTAATATTGTGTCATATTCTCAGATGCTTCATAACAATATATAACATTTTCTTCCTTAAAAGTCAAGCACTTATCTTTAGCCAATACCAAAGTATCTTTTAATGCCATACCGCCACTTGTGGTAGTATATACTGTTAATGGATCAATAATTTTAATAGCAGAAGTATAAGGATAGTCGCACTTAGCAATAATCTCATCATAAACACCGTTTAGTCTAAAGATATAAACTTTCATTATTTCAATCCTACATTATAAATTCTATAGTCAAATTCTTCTGCATCATATATCTTGGTACGCTCTTCAAAATGATTTAGTGTGAAGTTTCTACTTGACTTATAGGACAAATCGTCTACTATGTCATATAGGACTGCATGAGTTTTTTCTTCGTGTTGTCTAAGCATACGTCCAATAGATTGAAGCACTTTAATCTTTGACTTAGAAGGACTAGCAGCAATCATATGATGTAACCGTTTAACAGAGAAACCGGCAGAGATAGTACCAAGCGAACCAACTAAAATGGCATTCTCTTCATCTTCCATAGCATGTCTAAACTTTTCTCTATCTATAGCCTTAACATCACCATCGATATAAAATATGTTACCTAGATCTTCTAATGCATCGTTTAGTGCCTTACCGTGCTCTTTAAGTCTAAAGAATACTAACTTATTACCTTTTAAAGAAAGTGCTAAGTTTTTAATAAACTTCATTCTAGATTCACTATTAGAGATATAGTCAATCTCTTCAGCATATGTCTTTTTACGGTTCTTTCCTGCTTTAGGATCGAATGTTGACTTATTAAATTCTTTACGTTCTGCCTCAGGATATTTTAATACTATGCATTTAATTTTTAGTTTAGATACATGACCGGTATCCATTAACTTCTTAGTAGTTGTAGTTTGGAATAACGGACCAAATAATCCTTCGATCGTTGCTCGATTTAAAGTATGATCACCAAGTGTACCAGTTGTACCAAATCTATAAGGCGTATTTTCCATCGCACTTAGAATTTTAATAAGTTCGGTTGCTTTAGCATGGTGTGCTTCGTCAGCTACAACTACACCAAACTGATCATACCAACCCTTAGGCATAGTACGTTTACCTGAAGATAAACTTTGCCACGTAGTTATAACAATATCCGCATCTATATTAGCTGCTTTATCAATACCACCAATAGAAGTGGCAATAGTACCTTCAAAACCATATGATCTTAGATCGGATTCCATTTGGGCGACCAAGCCGGTTGTTGGCGTTATAATTAATGCTTTGTGTTCTTTATACCAAGAAGTGATAGCATAGATAATTAAACTCTTGCCGCTTGATGTAGGGCTAATTAATGTTCTGCGTCTTGAGCGTAAACACTTAACAATTGCATCAACTTGATATTCTCTTCGTTCTAACCAATCTGGTAACTTCAAACTATCTAGATGATCTTCTACTTCTTTAACCGATACATTATCATATAATAATTCATCATCAAACGAAAAACTGTATTCGTTACTATCACAAAACTTTTTAATTCTTTGTGCTAACCCAGCATATATAACACCCGTCATTCTATTAATTAAGCAAATCTTTCCGTCCCAGACTTTTGAGCGAAATCTTGGGTGGTATCTGTAATTCTCAGCAAAAAACGTCAATGTATCTGCTAATTCCATAATAATTCCTGGATTAGCTATAACTTGTATTTGTGTATATGATAAGTGTCTTAAATGTACGTCAGTCATTAAAATCCTGCTTGAAATTGCGCCCAGTCTACGGCCGCGCGCAAATTGTAACTGCGTCCATGAAGTGTTTTTAGTATTGAATCTAGCAATGTTATCTTTTCGTGTTGTATGCCAATTTTAAGGGTTAGTTCGATAATGTCTTTATCTGCATCAATATAATTGTTAGCATCTGCTTTTAATATCCTACCAATGTCTGGTAGTTTCCAACCCTTGTCTAATGTTTCCTTAGTTGGACCTTGTGTATAGAACTCAAACTTATCTAACCGAAGAACTTTTAATTCTGTTTCGTATTTCCTTAATACTAGTCGTTCGTTGGTATAAATTTGATGGTACTTACTATGTAGTCTAGATATTTTAATTGCTTCTTCGCCCAGTTCATTCGGGTTAATTACACAATCTTCTTCCCATAATTTAAATATTGATTCTAACTTCATACTCACCTATTTCATAGCATAATATTTTGAATTATATAACAAAACAACATTAAAGTCAAGTAATATTATAATACTGGCTTAAAATAAAATCGTTCAAACGCAAATGATACACTAGCTTGCATATAAACTGTTTCAGTTAAAGTTGAGTCGAACATCAATGGACTTAACGAAGTAGGAAACGCATTAGTAAAATCTACTCTATACAATGGATTTTGTGAACTATTAGTAATAATAACACTAGCATCCGAAGTTACGTCTGTTTTAGACTTAGGAAACTGACTTAGACTATCTGGATGACCTAATTGAACCATCCAGTCGAATATACTAAGATAGTCTTCTAGGTTTTCTCCAACAATAAACGTCATGTCCAATGTATCATACATTAAATTACCAGATACTGGAATTGATAGACCTAGTTGAGTAGGAACTCTAATAGGAGTTAATTGCATACCTGGTATATTAACAGTTTGTGCTCGATAGTTTAACTGTGGTAATTTAGCGAACTGAACTTTGTAATTTAGTTGTGATAAATTATTCTGTGTATAATCCATTTTTCTACTTGACAACCTTTTGACTATATGTTATACTTAGTATGTAACGAATGAATAATAACATATTTACTTCTAGTGTTATTTATATGTTTTACTAGAATTAATTACATAAGTCGTTGCTGAAGGCAACTTTGCGAAGCAAATAAACTAACATTGGGTTGCTAGTATCATATAAATAATTCGTGTCAATAATGGCACTTATCTTACTCACTTTAACTTGGATACTTAGTGGGTGTATCGTTTAAGGAGAAAACTATGATGTATCATAATAAGTTAGTTGCGACTATTAAATCAAACGGTAAAGTTCTTAGGGAATTTAAAGACACCGTTTACATCCCATACAGCTCAGAATATTCTATATTGCTTAAGAACTTAAACACTCTTAAAGCAATTGTTAATGTATTTATAGACGGTGAAAATGTAGTTTCTGGCGGACTAGTATTATATGCTGGGCAGGAAATTGAACTCGAACGTTCTATAAAGAATAATAATCTACAAAGCGGTAATAAGTTCAAGTTTATCGAAATGACTTCTAATATCGAGAAGCATCGTGGTGTTAAACTTGAAGATGGTATTATTCGTGTAGAGTATCAGTTCGAAAAGGTGTATCCTACTAATCCTCCATTGCATTGGAATATGACAGGTAATCCACAATATCCTAGAATGGGTGATGTTTGGTCTGATTCCGTTCCTTGCGGTGATTGGGTAGGTCAACTTAATGGTAATATTACTTATACTGCTTCTAATATGGCTGTTGGAAGTGCTTCTGCTTCAATAAGTAATCTTAGTGTTTCTAGTGCAGCTAACGAAGCTGGTATTACTGTCGCGGGTAGTAAGTCAGAACAGAAGTTTAATACCGTTAGTTCGTTTACTTTAGATGCTACTAAGCATAACATCGTGTTGAAACTGTTAGGGGAAACTGAAGAAAATAAGCTGGTTACTAAGTCAGTTACAGTTAGCCATAAACCTAAGTGTAACACATGTGGAAAACAAAATAAAGCTAAATCGAAGTTTTGTTCAGAATGTGGAACTTCATTAGAATTTTTTTAGGAGTATATAATGACTAAAAGAAAAAGCAAATATAAACCAACAAGTATACCTTACTTCGATAGCATGGTTAAGTCTGATGGCTGTGTTCATAACAATGAAATTTATATCGAAGACCAAAGAATGTATCTTATTTGTAAAAAGTGTGATAAAAGTTGGCCTGTGTAAAAATAAATGCTTGACTATTTTCCTTCGTTACGTTATATGTATTTTATTAACAAAGCGAAGGAGAATAGAAATGCGTATATTGTGGGATGGTTCATCTGAGTTTAACACCGCTACTAAGAAGACCTATAAGACATATGACAACGCTGTAAAGGCTGCGACTGATATTGCTGAGATGGATGACGTTACGGTAATTATTGCAGCTACTCCAGAAGGTAGATTCTTTCCTGTAGCTATTGGGGAGAAGGCACTACAATGTGGCCTTCATTTTCATATGTCAGTAGCAGCGTAAAGGAGATTTAATATGGACAAATTACAAGCTATTGTTCGCTCAGTTCCAGATATGCTAGAAGCACTTTATCGAGCCAGGGAAATACTTAAACGCAATAATTATACTTCAACTGTTGAAATAGTTGAAGCTGCTATTTCTAAAGCAGAAGCTGCTCTAGAAATCGATTCGAGTCTCGACGATAAAATTTTCAAAAAGGAAAGTGAATAATGCTGTTTAACATTATCATTGGCGTACTAGCATATATTGCTATTGGCTTCTTTTTTCTTGGGCTATTTATTGGTGATGGTAAGCAACCACACAAAGATTATGTATTAGTATTGTTAATGTGGCCAGCAATCATATTAATTGCACTAGGGCTGCTGATCCGCGACGTTACACATGATTCTTAAAAAGCTAACCAAAGCCCAAGTAGCACACCCTCCATCGTGGCTACCAGACAATACTCATTATATGACTATAATGGGTTCGGATGCCTATGGTGTATCGTCAGACAGTTCTGATATTGACGTCTATGGATTTTGTATGCCACCTAAGGATATGGTGTTTCCCCATCTACGTGGTGAAATTCCTGGGTTTGGTACTCAAATTAAAAGATTTGAAGTATGGCAAGAGCATCACTTAAACCAGCCAGGAACGGATAGGGAGTATGATTTTTCTATCTACTCTATTGTAAAGTATTTTCAACTGTGTATGGAAAACAATCCTAACATGGTTGATAGTCTATTTACGCCGAATAGATGTGTGTTGCATCAGACACCTGTTGCTGTTATGGTAAGAGAGAACCGTAAACTATTTTTGTGTAAGAAGTCGTTTCATACATTTAAAGGATATAGTTACGCTCAGTTAGCCAAGATTAAAGCTAAGAAGAATGCAGAAAATCCAAAGCGAGCAGCTGATATTGCTAAGTATGGGTTCGATCTTAAGATGGCCTACCATGTAGTTAGACTAGCTAATGAATGTCATCAGATATTAGAAGAAGGTGATCTCGATTTAGAGCGTAGTCGCGAGCAGTTAAAGAGTATTAGGCGCGGTGATTGGACCTTTGCTCAAATCGAAGAGTATTTCGAACGTTATGAACGACTGCTTAGTGATATCTATGCTAAGTCAGAACTACCACATTCACCTAGAGAAGAAGAGATTAAGGACTTGTTGCTTAAATGTCTTGAGCAACATTATGGCTCTTTAGATCAAGTTATTAAACGGCAGTTACCTGTTGATAAGTTACTAAACGAAATAAGTGCTATTGTGGAGAAGTATAGGTGATAGAAATAGAAGACTTCTATGGTAATAAAACAACTAAAAGGTCTAAAGTACCTTTAATGAATCATATCAACGAAGGTATTAAAATATTAGAACACTATAGTATGGATATTTTCACTAAGCGGGCTTATAAATTGCATCCTATATATCAGAACAATGAAGATCTAAGCCTCAATTTTCGGCATCTATATGATGAATCTCCAATAGTGGTTATGTTAGTAATGGAATATAGAAATATAGCTAATGCTAGTCTTAGTGATATAATTGAAAGGAATTATAATGTTGGGGGCTTAGGTGGTGGTTATTATACCTATGAACTACGACGCGAAATTAAAACTTCGCCTATTAACTCAGTAAATGCTATGCTTATCGCAGATAAAGTGCAAAATTATAAAGACTTCAAACAATATCACGAAGGTACTCATCCCCGCTCTGTAGAATTAGAATTGTATTTTAAAGAATGGTTTAAAGCTCTTAGATTAACAGATTTAGAAGTTGCAAATTTAGAAGAAATTTGTTATAAAGTTCAAAGAGGTGAAAAATGAGCAGAGTTTATTTCATCGACGAGATGCCGTTATGGCTGAATAACATTAAAGAAACCCAGAATAAAATTACTGGGTATGTTATCAACGGTGATTGGTATGCTAAGATTTATTTGAAAGAAAAACGAATAGATGCATGTGCCGAATATACAGAAAATTATACTAATAAGAAAACTACTATTATCGTAAATAGCTTTGAGTATAAGACAATACGAAGTAAAGAGGTACCAGATGGATATTTTAGAAACTCAGATTATAATGAAGCTATAGCATGGGCTGAAACCGGTGGTGAACTACCAAAGAAACTCAAAGTATATGAACATCCAACCGATTATGAAGATGACATACCGTTTTAAGAAGTGATATAACAATGATAAATTTTCTTCTAGCGGTTACTATATTTATCGTTGTAATATTTGGATTTCAAATCATGCGCATTATTTTAGATGATTTGTAAGTGAAGGAGAAATAGATGATTGTAATTAGTATAATAGTAATAGGTTCTATTATTGCGGGTATATTTCTTTTTTATATAAATTTAAAAAACCCACTATCACCTGCTGATATCCTTTGTCATTTAGTTGCATCAAGAATGTTACTTAATCTTGACGAAAGTCAAGCGAAAACCATAAACTACGATAAAATGTGGTTAGATGGTTCTAACATAAAGGTATATTTCGGAAGTGGCTGGACTGAAGGTGGAGTATATTTCAAAAGCCTTTCATACAATGAAAAATCTATATATCCAAGTAAAGCATCACAAAAGAAACTCGAGCGGGCGTTTCAGCAACGACGAGACCTCATTGACAAGAAAAAAAGTGCAGAAATTAAATATGAATCAGAAATGACTGCCATTTCTGCAATTGAAGAATTAATGGGCATCGCTGCTTAAATGACTAAAGGAATGTTAACGATGGACTTACATCTACCACAACGATCAGTTCTTGACTGTCAAAAAGAACATGATGAAGCATGGGCTGCTCTTACTCCTGAAGAACAGGAAGCAAAAAGAGAAGCTAATCGAATTGAAAACGAAAAGTATCAAAATAAAACGATGAATGAACTAATGGATGAAGCATATGCTGAACTAGCAGTACAATGTGGTAAACCTGGTTGGATTTATAAGGATCTACCTAAGCTAACCCAACATAATATGATATTGTTTAAGCGTCTTATTGGTGAAGATAATCTACACTGGATTGCATATTCGACATATCAACCAGGTGGTTTGTGTAGAGGACAAGTATTAATTAATCCAGAAGCACTAGATAGAATTAAGGAGTTTAACAATGGCTGATATTATTATAACTGTTGCATTGCTTTTGTTTTATTTGGCAATTATCAATAGACTTTGAAAGGAACTGGCAATGGATTTAGAACGACTAAAGCTTGCATTTAAATTAACGCTTAAAGACATACGACTGTTTGTAATTTCGATAATTCCCTTTCTATGCTTCTTGGCAATTATTACTTTATTAACTTGGTTGATGATAACCCATCCCTTGCTTCTGATAGTTGTTATACCAATAATTGGTCTTTCCATAACATTTATAATTAACTATTTGAATTTAACATAGATATAAAGGAAGCTTAACTATGGATTTAGAACGACTAGGACGAGCAATTAAATTAACAATTAGCGAAATCGCAAGAGGTGTATTTCCTTTGATTGTTATTGGCGTCATTGCATTATTTGGCAGTTATCTAATTATGCATCATCCAGGCGGCGCGGTGATTATCTTGCCTATATTAGTTTTTGTATTTCTGGTTTGTATAAATTATTATTGTGATTAAAGAAGAAGTATTATCAAAGTTAGAAATTAATGGGATTCTTGTGGCTAAACGCTGCACAGAATCTTATTTAATTAAGCATGGCTTGTTTGATTTTGTTAATAAAAATACACCAGATATATTTGTAACTGTTAGTGAAAAGATTAGACATTTAAAATATGGCGGCGGGCTTTGTTTGACTTGTGGATGCGTTACTAAAGTATGTGCTAATGGCGGTCCTTTTGAAGAATATTGCTCGCAACATAAGACTTGGAACAAAGGTAACAGAACTGCTCATAATAAAAAAGAATTAGATATGGATCTAATCAAACATCTATATTATGAAGACAAGTTATCATTCCTTGATATTGCTAAGAAACTTGGTGATGTTTCTAATGTAACTATTATGAAGAGTTTTACTAAGCATAATCTGCCAAGGCGTACACATTCAGAGACGCAGAAGTTAAAAGCGAGACCTGGTATTCCTACAGGTGATGTAATTAAGATAGACAAAGACGAGTTAATCCATCAATATCAAGTATTAAAAATACCAGTTAAAACTCTAGCGAGGCGATATAGTTGCGATGGAGAAACTATTCGTAAAAGATTGTTATCTTATGGTATTAAATTGACACACAGAAGAACTGATATAGAACAAATTATTGCAGAACTTCTTGATAAACATAATATTAAATTTAAACCTAATGATAGAAAAACACTAAAAGGCAAATATGAAATAGACTTCTTGCTTCTAGATTATAATATTGGCATAGAAGTTCATGGTGTTTATCATCATTCGATAATTAAAACAAATAATGATAAACTATATCATTATCGTAAATATGAATTATCAAAAGAAGCAGGAATTAAACTATTTCAGTTTTGGGGATGTGAAATTAATGACAGCATTGATATTATTGAAAGTATTATATTAAATGCTTGTGGTCTTTCATTATATAGTATAGGAGCTCGTAAATGTAAAGTTAAACCTATATCATATTCTGTTTTAGCCGATTTTTGTCTTGATAATCATATGTTAGGTGCTCCTGGTAAAAATACCAAAGGCACAGGGCTTTACTATAACGAACAATTAGTTTCTATAATAGGATATATTAAAACAGAATCTAAAACTACTATTACTAGGTTTTGTTCGTTATTAAATTATAATATTGTTGGTGGATTTTCTAAATTGTTAAAGCAAGTACCAGGCAATATGATCATTACATATAGTGCAAACGATATTAGTGATGGTAATTTATATAGTAGACATAACTTCAAAAATATTAGATCTTGCAAGAGTGATATGTGGTATATAGATCAAAAGTATAATCAATTACTTAACCGACAAAAGTTTATGAAACACAAATTAAAACATCTACCAGCATATTCTGATGATAAAACAGAACAAACTATAATGTTAGAATCTGGTTATGGAATTGCTTATAGGTCAGGTACTAAGACATGGGTATTAGAAAGATAGTCAAAAAGAAAGGGGCGATTAAACCCCTTTCCCTTATAGCTAAACTAAGTTGCAAATAACAACTTACATCAAGTTGTTGACTATTAATCTTCTGTAATAGTTATTACTGTCCTGCTCTAGACGACCATCGCCTTCGGTTAAACCTTCTGCAAATGGATTTGCTACCATTCCGTAACGAGTCTTGAAGCCGATCTTTGGCGCAAACGTATTAGGATCAACTGCCCTAACTAGCTGAAGTGGAACATATGGGCAGTAAAAGAGTCCAGCATCATATGCGCTTGAGCCCTTATAGCCAACAACCATATAGTTGCCACCTGCATAAGGATCAATATAAACCTTTAGACGTCCATTAAGAACACCAGCAAAGGTATTGCCAGTGTCATCAACGTTGAGGTTATTAGAAGCTAGTGCTGGAGTATAATCAAGAACACCTGCCATCTGTAGTGCAGACGCAACGTCTGAAGAACAAATAACGATGTTACCCTTACCGCGTCTGGTGCCCTTAGCGATTGCGTTAGCTTCGCGTTCTACCTGGAACATAAGACCCTTGAACTTTTCAACTGACCAACGACCATTAGAGTCTGTGTCAAGATCGAAAATACCAGTGGTAGTAGTACCATCAGTTGCACCCTGCTTTGCAGTTGAAACGATAGTACGAACTACTTCTCTGTTAATTTCAGAAAGGATTTCGCTTGAAAGAATATTTGAAAGTTCTGACTCAGCATCTAGACCGTGAATTGCCTTTAGATCCTGTGCTAGTTCTAAGCTGTATTCTGCCTTTAGGCCACGGCTCTTAGCAGTTACTGAAACCTTCTCAATGCTAAATGCCATTTCTGGGAAAATTGCAGTTGAGTTAGAACCAAGTGCTTCAGCAGCTGAAGTCTGGATACCACCAGCGAAGTTATAAGTATTGCCACCGATGTTATTAGCAGTGCCAGGAACGGTGCCGACATTAGTTGCCTGACCACCAGCGATATTAGCAGTTGCATAACCAGCAGCGGCAGCGGCAGTATTAGAACCACCACGTGCTGACTTACCAGTGTCAACTTCGTTGTAGAATGTTTCTGTGCCTGACTGTGTGTCGTAGCGTGAACGCATTGCGAAGATAAGACCAGTTGGTCCAGTCATTGGCTGTACGCCGCAGATATCATAAGCAATGAGGTTAGGCATTGATCTACGAACTAGTGAAATTAGAACTGGATCAAAGTTGTCGATGCTTGAACCAGTAGCATTGGTTGGGGTTGATTCCGAAAGGAAACCTGAACCATTACCTACTGAACGAGCTTCGTTAACTGCTCTCTCGGTATTCTCGAGGATGGTAGCAGTAACTAGTCGACGGTGGGAGTCTTTAATAGGAGTCAAATCTTCGTGCTCAAGAATTGGCTTCCACTTAGACTGAATGTCTTCGGCTAGATATGTCATTTTATTT